GATTCCTCCCAGGTGGGCGAATCAATTATTTCTTGCAGTTCCTCGGGAATGGGCTGTTGCTGTTGCTGCAACTGCTGGGCGGCCAGCATCGCCCCTTGTTTTTCTTCCAACGTAGGCAATTTGACTTCGGTCATCATTGCCATCGTCTCGGGGCTAAATTGCTCAGCAATAATCTCGGCGGACATGCGGACTAAATCTCTAGCATAACGCTGAACGTCCCGGCGCATATCGTCCAGACGCATCGTTCCAAATTGCGCCTTTAGCTGTTGAGCGCCCAGGGTTTCAGACGCGGAGGAAGACCCGCGCATAATATCGGCAATCCCTGTGATTTCGTAAATTATGGTCTTGGTGGCTTCCCTCTGCGTGTAAAGATACCCCAACACATGAGCTATCTTTTCAATGGGCCAAATCCAAATAGCCTTATCCAACCCACCGGACTGCATCAACGGCAGAACGTCAGTGGCAGGGATAAGCTGCGTTTCTTGGCTGTCCATGAGGTTAGACATTTCAGCTATGGTGCTGTCGTAAATTCCCCGGACTTTACATGCATCAACAATTGCTGAAATGCGTCTAGTTATGCTGTCAAGCTCTTCGGCTTGGTCACGGTAGAACCTAAATGGCTCAACCGGGATAAGCGAATTACTGTAATCGGCTGAATACATCGGACGCGGGGTAGGATAAAAATCTTTGAGCGAGAGCGGGTCTTTCACCGTCTTGCATGGCCGCTCTTTGAGGCCGGGACATACAAAAATTACCTCTCGGTCTTTTTTGCTCCAGATTTCCCAAACGATGGCCCGCTTGAATGTATCGTTGATATAGTCTGATGTGTCGTCATTTTCCACGCCTTGAGGCGTGTAATCCATAGGAATATCTTTTGCGGTATCTGGGAAATTTTCCTCAAGCTCTTCTTTGTCGAATGTATTCCGGAAAGCAACCCATTGAACTTCAGACCAGACGCGCCCTGGACCTCTGCGAAAGTCCGCCCAATGAACATGCTCGAACGCAACTTCTTCGCGCTCTACTTCTTCAAAAATTTCACCGCCGTCTTCGTCGCCTTCACCGATTTCTTCGTCTTGCCCGAACGCCGCTTCATATTTCACGCGGGTCACGCCCCTGCCGGTAAGCTGGGTGTCTTTTATCGCGAGCTTCATATATCGGTCGAACTCTTCCTCATCCATCGTGTACGACAGCGCTCGCTCCATAATATCGGAGACTGTCTTGCCAACATTATCGCGGTCTCTATAACGCCGCCTGACATCAGGCTTTGGAGAATGATTGTAGAGAGCCGGACAGATTGTTTGGATATTAGAATATAAAACATTGAACCTGTAGCCACCCTGATATCTAGCAATTGCCGAGCCTTCTCGGCTATCGTCACGCTCATCGCGATAACGGGCGATTACGTCTGCGGCTTGTCCGCGCCAAAACTTCTCTTCCTTGGACGCTAGATCAAGCTCCATCCTCCACCGGGCTACGACGCCTTCCGGCCCCCGGCCTGCGTCTTCTGGTGTTTCAAGTCCGCCTATTTGAGCTGCTGCAGCATCTGTCAACTTAAATACTCCATAAAATTAACATATACGATATCTCGTGAAAATTTTCAATTGATTACTAATCGTATCTCTTTCGGGTCTTTTTAGACGCTTTGAGCAAGTCATTCATCGTCATTGACGATTTGCCGCCGATCACAATGCGTGGATCGCGCGGGGTTTCTTTGACTGGCTTGGGCTTTATGCTGCAATTAATGGCAAACTCTCCAAGCGCGTCTGCGCCATGACTGTTTTCGTCATGCTCTGGCGTCGTGTAGGTCTGCATGGAATCGTTCCATTTTCGGTGATACCGATTGATGCGCTTAATGCCAAGCCGCACTCTTTTTGTGTCGTTAAACCGGAACTGCGGGAACAATGACCGAACGGCGTTTATGCGTTCGATGGGGCCAACCGCCACGCCCTTGTTGATTGGCTTCAACCCGAACTCCTGCGCTGTTTGGTATCTAGTCTTGGCGCCGCGCCCCCATTCCCTGACCATGATATCGTGCGGCATGTAATGAGTACCATAGGCAAACGGAACCTCTCTGCCTATCTCAACCAAGCCAGCAGCGCCCAACTCAAGGTCTGGGTTTAATTCTGGAAACGCATCTATCACCACATCCTCCAATCCACCGCCGCTCAACTCGTAATAATCGATGACCCGTGCCTCAACGCCATCCTCTTGGATAAACCAGACAGCCGTATGATCATCCACGCCGATATCCCAAGCGCTATGAACAGGCAGATGATCGAGATATGGGAAATATCCAACGCGCCCCTCCGCCTCCGCTTTCAGCATATGGCGCGCATAATAGCTGCCCTCTGTGATAATCTGATAGCCGCCGTTCCAAACGTGTTCGGCCATTTCTGGGTCGTCTTGAAAGTCGTCCTCCATTTCCATTTTGAGGACATCGGGAAACCACTTATTGTCATCGTGATTGATCTCAACGCTGATCATGCTACGGCGGGATGACCCGCCCCTAAAGAAAGCATCAACCGCGTCTGTGTCATGCCGGGGATTCCAGCTAAACCATAACTCGCTGCCCTCTTTCCGAATGGTCGGCCTTAATAGTTTTAGCGAGTGGCTGCTGAGCGTCTGGGCTTCTTCAACCCAAGCGACGTCAAAATCTTCAAGGCTCTTGATGTTCTCGGCGTTGTAGGATTGCATTCCACGAAATGTGATCAGCGAACCATTCTTAGCGGATATCTCACGATCCGTCACAGTGAAAAACCCACCAAGGTTGAACTTTTGAATCTTGTCTATCAATAGCTGGCGAACAGAATCCTTGATTGTCACTTGCACTTCACGAATACAAGCGGCCCTGGTTTTTCTGGTCAGGCATGTAAGAACCAGAAGCTCAGCAAAGAAATGGGACTTTGTGCCGCCGCGTCCGCCATAAGCCCCTTTGTACCGATTGGGCTTGAGTAAGGGCAGCATCTTTTTCGATGCCTGGACGGTGAGGCTACTCAACGCCGATCCATTTGATAGTGTGAATTTGCTCGCCGGTGTTTTCTTGCACGTTGGTCTCCTTCCAGCCCATTTGCGTTTTGGCCCAGAAGATAGCCGCCGAAGTGTCGCCGTTCATCACCTTGTTGAACAAAGTGCCGCCAACTTTGGCGTTTGCCAGTATCTTGCTCTCGCGGATTTCCTTCTTGAAATGCTTGGCAAGCGTGTCCGCATCAATACCGTCGCGGATCACCATAGCAATCTGCTCCTGCGGTATGCCTACGGCCACCATTTGGCCGACCTGCTTGCGCTCGTCGTCCGTTGGCTTAAACGGTGGTCGTCCGCTGCGGCCCTTTTTGCCTGCCATATCTTTTATAGTCCCGAAAAAAACGATTTACACATAAGTTTAACCCTGTTACTTTAAACCATAGTTCAACAACACAAGGGTATCATATCATGGCCGAATCATACAACGGTTGGACAAATTACGAAACATGGCGCATCAAGCTTGAAATCTTTGACGGCGACTTCTGGGAAGATGTTAGCGCAGAGTTCTGCCAAGACCTGGTCGAAGAATATATCGAGCAGGAATCCAAAGGACTTGCATTTGGATATGCCATGTCATTCCTTGAAGATGTAAACTGGCATGAGATTGCTGACAGCCTCAAGCGGGAAGATGAGGATGAGGCTGCTTAGTTGACGGTGAAACTAAATTCATTCCATAATTATTAGTGCCGGGAGAAATCTCGGCACTTTTTTTGCGAATCAGCTTGTTTTTCTTAAATGGTCCATAATCGACGTGATGATGAATCCGCCCGAACTTATGAACCAGCCTTGAAACGTCTGGGTGAACAGCTACTTGCATTTTAGATTTAGCCAGCGTCCCTGTATCTGCATATTTTTGACCTTTTTTCACCGTTCCCTCCGCGTGATAAAATTCCTCTGTATTTCCTCCTTTTACGGCCTGTGTGGGCATTTTTTCTTGCAGGAATGCATTGAATTGAATGGTACACCATTTCTTTTTCAGCATATCTAAAGACAAAATAGTGTCTTCGTTATACCGCCCACGCCAACGGAAAGGCACATCATTCCTGATTAAATTACAGGAATAAATACGTGTATTGGTAATAAACGGCGGAACTTTTTGCCGAGATGGAGCAAACATATAATAATTTGGCCCAGCCATAGATACGTTCTCATATCTTAAACAGAAATCTTCCATTGCTTTAAAGAACGAGCTACTGGCAACTTTGACTTTTTCATTTTTATTAAACCGCCTAAAACTTCTAATATTATCGTCCATTACCCAATGCCAGCTATATCCGTTTGACTTTGAGTGATCCCAAGCAAAATTTCTAGCCGGACCCGGCCCGGTTGATTTAGTTAAACCGTGTTTGTCGCAAAGCTCGTATTTTTCTTTATAGGACAAATCAAGTTCAACGGCAGTGGCAAGCAAATCCATTGATTTTATTGCTTTTCTGTAGTCGTCCATCTGACTTGGCTCGACCACAACATTATGCTTCACACCCATATAGGTCAGATATTTCGAGGTGATCATATACTCAGATCGCCCCTTGCTGGGGATATATAGGGGAAAATCAGCCATATCTTTTTGCCTCTGTATCCATCTTCTCTTGTTCGGGGAACCATATTGAATTTGTTTTATCTGTATGGCTCTGGCC